CGACGACGATGAAACGACTAATGATGATAATATAGACCACAAAAAATGGAAGTCTCCGTCCAAATGTAACTCTCCAGAAACAAAAATAAATGATGATGAATCCGTTTCATCTGATGGAGCGTTCGATATTGACATTGGAACTTATAACGATGATGATATACCATGCGACGATATAACTTGTGATGATATCCCTATTTTAGAAAATTTATCAAATTCCGAAAATACTGAAAACATAAAACATGTAATAATAGATGATTCAATTTTACAAAATGTAACTGATGGAATTTCGAATATTAAAATTACTGATATCAATTTTAAAACCATTAATATTTCTAATTTAGAAGAAGATGTAAATTCTAATAAGAATATCGACTATAAAAAAATGAATATTCAAAAACTAAAATCAATCGTCCAAGAAAAAGGTCTTATTAATGATTCATCCAAACTAAAAAAACAAGAATTATTAAAATTACTTGGATGTGATTAAGATATTTTTATCTTATTATAATATAAAATGTCTTGGGGTGTATGCTATTCCGGTTCAAATAATATCCATTTTAATTTCCCGCCTATAATGAGTGATGGTCGAAATTTTTCGAGTTGGCAACCAGAAGCAGTTATTAATAAACAAATTCAACAACAAGAAAATATACATTCAAATTGGTCTTATAGACAATATTTACAGAATAACGGATTACAAATTATGAAATATAATTCTGAAGAAGCATGTTATGATTTAGGATTAACTCCTCATGAAAACACAAATAATACACCATCTAGCAATGTTCCTTATTTATATAAATCTACATTTGACTCAAGTTCTCCTGGTTATGGATATTGTAACAGTGATTTAAAATCGCCTTACTTGAGTAGACAACAATTAAACGCACGACTTATATCTCCTTCTATTTCAAAATTAACAAATTAAAAACCAACACATAAAATAAATATATTATATAAATCATATAATAATAAAACATATAGTTTATTATTATGCGGTTAATTAGTATTGATGTAGGCATTAAAAACCTGGCGTTTTGTCTTTTAGAAATTATACCGAATGATTCGTCACAATTTAAAATAATTAAATGGGATATTATTAATGTTGGAGAAGAAGAAACGCTTATTTGTCAACATCTTAATTGTAATAAACCATCTAAATTTCAAAAAAATAATACTTGTTTTTGTTTAAAGCACGCAAAAAATGGTTCTTTCAAAATACCACCACCAGAATTAAAAATACCTTATATAAATAAACAAAAAGTTAATAAATTATTTGAAATAGCAGATAAATATTGTGTTAAGTATGAAAAACCTATTAAAAAGGTTGACTTGGTATCCTTACTACATACATATATTAAAACCATATATTTTGAACCAATTATAAATATTGATGCTTCGAAAATAGATTTGATTACTATAGGTAGAAATATTCATACAAAAATGGATTTAATATTTTATTCATTCAATAATAATGATATAAATGACCAAATTACACATGTTATTATTGAAAACCAAATAAGTCCTATCGCAAATAGAATGAAAACTATTCAAGGAATGATTGCTCAATATTTTATTATGAAAAATGTGAAAACAATAGAGTTTATATCAGCATTTAATAAATTAAAAAATGATGTAAATACACATAATAGTAACGATGAGATAATTCTTGATACTTCAACTTATAATAATCGAAAAAAAACAGGTGTTCGAGTTTGTTTAGAATTATTACAAAAAACAAATTCAACTATGTTGTCACATTTTGAATCACATAAAAAAAAAGATGATTTAGCTGATTCTTTATTACAAGGAATGTGGTATATTACTAACAAATTATACCCCAAATCATAATATATATATTGTGATTCGTTTTATTTAAAACTAAATGTTCTATTTATTTAATAATAATGAATAATGATATTATCGAAATTTCAGATTTGGACTGGGATACAAAATTATCTTCCTCAAGAGGAGACCACGAACTACGATCATCTAATTTTGGGTCAGGAATTGAACTTTTAATGAATGATAAAGTAAAAGAAAACAGCAGAATATCCAGTGATATTGATATAGAAGACTTAAACAATTTAGAAAGTGAATTAAATGACCTATCTGAAAATACAACAAGTTATGATTCTAAACAAGACTTTTTAGGAGGAATACAAACTGAAAAACACACCGTTCATTTTAATGATACACAATCAATTGGTAAATCTACCGCGGAAACAAACAATTCGAATTCTAAAACATGGGATGGTTATGGTAAATTTAATAATATTCCAATGAATCCAGATAAAAATGTTTTACCATCAACACAATTACCCAAAGAAGAATTATTAAAAGAAAAATTTAAATATTTAAGAAAATTAGAAGCTTTAGAAAAAAAAGGAGTTGACTTATCCAAAAAGTATAATATGGATTCACCACTTGCTGAAATGCAAGGTGAATATGAAACTATCATGGAAGAAAAAACAAAATTGAACTCTGTCAAATTCCAAGGAAATATGCTTATGGCAATAGTTAATGGTATTGAATTTTTAAATAATAGATTTGACCCGTTTGATATTAAACTTGATGGATGGGGAGAACAAATTAATGAAAATGTAACTGACTATGATGATATTTTTGGAGAATTATACGATAAATATAAATCACGAGCAACTATGGCTCCTGAATTAAAACTAATGTTTCAACTTGGAGGAAGCGCAATGATGGTTCATATGACAAATACAATGTTTAAAAGCGCAATGCCTGGTATGGATGATATCTTACGACAAAATCCAGATTTAATGAAACAATTCCAAAGTGCGGCGGTTAATTCCATGAGTCAATCTAACCCTGGACTTTCAGGTTTTATGAATGGAGTTATGAATCCTCAACAAGAAAATTATTCTGGAAATGGTCCTCCTCCACCAATGGCAACACAGGGCACAAATTCAATACCTCCTCCGTTAAATAGACCAGGAAATAATAATTATGCCGCTCGTGGTGATTATAGGTCTAACACTCATCAAAACCATTTTGTTGATGACGGTATTAATTTTAGAGAAAGCAAACATAATGAAGTAGAGCAAAAACATACACGAGCTGAAATGAAAGGACCAAGTGATATTAATGACATTTTAGCCGGTTTAAAAACAAAAACTATTAATATTCAAGAACAAACACAGCCAATTGAACTAGATAATAATAGCAGTACAATAAGCATTAGTGATTTAAAAGAATTACAATCTGGAGGTAATATTCCAAAGCGTAGCAAACGAAGAACCAAATCAGATAAAAACACCGTAAGTATTGACCTTTAATTTTTATTTTATTAAATAATAATATAAATGAAATATGAAAACGGTCTATTCATTTTCCGTAGAGATTTACGAATTATAGATAATAACGGGTTAAATATGGCAAATGTTATTTGTAACAACATATACCCCATTTTTATTTTTACTCCTGAACAAGTAACAAATATTAATCCATATAAGTCATATAACTCGGTCCAATTCATGATTCAAAGTTTGGATGATTTATCCGTTAACATACATCAACAAGATGGAACATTATACACATTTTTTGGTGAAAATACTAAAATAATTAAACAATGTGTCGACAAATTTAACATTGATGTTGTTATATTTAATTGTGATTATACCCCTTATGCCATTAACCGTGACAAAAGTATTATAGACTTATGTAATAAACTTAATATTAAATGTGTTTTCGAACATGACTATTATTTAAATATTCCAGGTTCTATTTTAAATGATTCGGGAACTCCATATCAAAAATTCACGCCTTATTATAACAAATCATTAACCCGAAAAATCCAACCTCCATCTTTATTTAAAAAAATTAAGTTTAATAACAAAAAACATTCACAATTACAAAATTTAATTTCTCTTTCATCCGCAATTACCAAATTTACAAAAATAAATAATAATATTTTAGTTTTAGGTGGTAGACATCACGGTTTAATAATGTTAAAAAACACACTTAAAACTCAAAATCACTATTCCACAAGTCATAATAAGTTAAGTTATCCTACAAGTCAATTAAGCGCATATATTAAGTTTGGTTGTATTTCGATTCGTGAAGTATTTTCCACATTTAAAAATAAAAAATATAATGATTTGATTAGACAACTTATATGGAGAGATTTTTACGCAAATGTTTTATTCTCATTCCCTCATGTTCTGGGTCATTCCTTAAAACCTAATTATGATAAAATTAAATGGAAATCCAATATTAAATTTTTAAATGCTTGGAAAAATGGTATTACTGGATTTCCTGTTGTAGACGCAGGCATGAGACAATTAAATATTACAGGATATATGCATAATAGAGCCAGGTTAATTGTTGCTAGTGTATTAGTTAAAACCTTATTGATTGATTGGAGAGAGGGAGAACAATATTTCGCATCAAAACTTATAGATTATGATGTCGCAAGTAATAACGGAAATTGGGAATGGATTATGGGTGGAGGTGCTGATTCACAACCATATTTTAGAGTATTTAATCCTTGGATACAATCTAAAGAGTATGATAATGACGCATTATATATTAAAAAATGGATTCCTGAATTAAGAGATGTTCCATCTAAATCGATTCATAAATGGTATTCGGATTACACACTTTTTAAAAATATTAATTACCCTCCTCCAATTGTAGATTATAACGAACAAAAAGAAAAGGTTATTCAAATGTATAAACACATATTTTAGTTAGATGTTTTCATACACTTTAAGTATAATAAAAATTGATTTGAAAATACTATTTAATTGTTATGTAAATAATAAATTAAATAATAAAATGAATAATCAAGTCCAATCTTCAATAAATAAAATGAATAATCAAGTCCAACCCTCAATGAATCAAATTATTTCCGATACATTTCCACATAGTAATATTATACATAGTTACAGTGATAATGTTAATCTTTATAAAATTAAAGGTATTGATTTAATTTATGGACTCCAACAAAAAAAAATTGTAAATTGGCATATGAATAGACCAGCGGATATTACAAGATGTAAAGAGATTTCACAAAATCTTTATAACACAAACAAAGAAATGATGGGAATCATTTATTTATATTATAATAAAAATCAATTTGAAGTATTAGATGGTATTCATCGTTTAACTGCGTTGTCATTACTTAAAGAAGAAAACCAACACTCAGATACTCATTATTTACTGGAACAATATTTAATTGTAAATATTAGATTTAATCTAACAGAATTTGAACTTACCAATGTATTCGCAAACATAAATAATTCAG